CGCACGACCCAACTGCCGTTATTCCATAGTGATTTGTTTGAGTGTCTGACTGCGCGTGTTACCCATAAATCCATGCCAGCCAACGGTCGTTTTACTGCAGGCGCAGCATTAACTGTGTAAGGCTTCACGCATCTTTTTTGTCGTCAGGGATAAACATGCACGCTAAATCTGGGTCACCAATTTTTGTACTAATCCATGCGAGCACACTAGCTGCGACTGGCACAATTAAACCGATAAGCACCGGGTCAACATTGTTTCGCGACATTGCATAAATCATGATGCCCAACAAACCGCCTTTAGTAGTTTGGTCGCCTATCTGTCTGTGCGATCTGTTAATTTTTTTAGAAGGCATTTGGTATCCATTCTTGTAGTTGCTCATTCCAATGTGTTGAAGGTGGTGCTGGTGGTTGTGGTACTGGTGGTTGCCATTGATCTTCGCTGTCAAGTGTCCAAGATGGGTACGGTTGTGGTGCTATAAAATTGTTTTTTGTCGCGTCGTATGTGTAGCCAATTGCTGCATAGTTTTTATTTGGATTGTGCATGTAAGTTTGCACCCACACGCCACCAAGTAGGTCGTGCGCAAATTGTGCACCGTCTGGTACACCGTCTGCAACGACAATGACTTCGGTAACTAAATCGTTAACTATTTGTGCGTAGTAAGCCATTAGTAAGTGATGCTTCCACTACCGGTAAATGTGTAAATCGTGCCCGATACTGACGGTGAGCCAGTAGTCGAAGTTGCTGCAATGCCTGCGTCAATGATGACAACACCAGAACCGCCAGCAGCGCCAAAATTGCTACCGGGTGCAGAGTTAGTTGAGCCGCCACCGCCACCACCACGATTTGCTGTGCCTGCGGTTGGCTGGGTACTTGGTGAAGTTATTGCACCGTTACCGCCACCGCCAAGACCGCCTTGACCGTTTGCGCTGCCTTGGTTTGTATTCTGTATTGAACCACCGCCACCGCCTGCGTAATACACGCCGTCATATAATGCGCCATCGCCACCGTTACCGCCATAACCTGAACCGCCAACTACGACACCTGACGCGCCAACCGCACCTTTACCGCCACCGCCACAAGCAGCAGTAGCTGTACTTGAACCACCAGCATTACCCTGACCTGATACACCAGTGCCACCAATAGAAGTACTAATCGCACCGCCACCGCCACCAGAACCGCCGTTACGCCCGTTTGTAGTCCCTGATGTTCCACCGCCACCACCACCGCCACCACTACACGAGACAGAAATACCTGTGCCTGTTAACGATGATGTGTTGCCGTCATTGCCTTGACCTGCGGTACTGCGTTGCGCACCGCCAGCACCTACAACAACTGTGTAAGTACCGGTAACTAATAATTCAACTGCGATTGCTGAGATCATTCCGCCAGCACCGCCGCCGCCACCCATACCTACGGCAAAATCATCACTACCGCCACCGCCACCACCAGCAACAACTAAATAGTTGACTTTTGGGCCACCGCTGTGAACACCTGCAAGAATTTGCATAACTACGCCTTCAAATTGCCAACAACAAACCATGTATTTGTATCGGTCTTAACACATGTTGCTACCGCGTACTGTGCGTTTGTTTTAAGTTTTGCACCGTCACTATTTAGCGTCACACCTGCACCAGCAGTAATAGTTACAGTGCCCGCGCCTAATTGTGCAATATTTATCTGTGTGCCAATGCCGTAGGCCACGCTGCTATTCGGTGGAATAGTTAACGCAATTGCAGCCGCATTTGAGCAAGTAATCAATTTGCCATCATCTGCTAAAACAGTGGTGTAAGTTGTGCCTGTCTGGGCGTTAATTGCGATCATTGCTGTAGCCAGCGCGTTCTGCTCTGCTGCGGTCAATACTTGCGCTGCTGTAAAACTTTGTCGTGTTGCCATAGTTGCTCCTTAGATTATCCTAAAACATTAGTTGAATTGATGATGCCGTAAACCGCGTCGTTAAGTAATAACTCAAACACAAGCGTGGTAGGGCTTGTAAAGTACTCAACACGGTGACCGTTACTTACTGTGATCGTGTGCTCAACACCCTCAATTGACAATTCTTGTGCCAGTTCGGTTGTGCCTGCGCCACTAGTAAATGTCTTTTCTATGGTAATTGTGTCGCCTATGTCAATGACTGCCACTGTGTCGCGTTGCGCGTTGCTTAACTTGTTTAAGTTTGTTGTCAGCGATGTGTAGCGCGCCTCAGGCTCAGGGTTTAGCAGGTAAGTAGCTAGAGTTTGTGCTGCCGCGTCATTGTGTAACAGCGAGTCGGTAATGCTAGTGGTTTGTATAAAGTATTTTGCCTGACTGGCTGCATCGTCTGCGACTTCCACCGACCCACCAATAATGCTGACTGCTGCGCGATTGACTACCTGATCTGCTTCAAATGTGATGCCTACACCGTCGTACGGTATGTTCGTGCCGTCGTCGTGAAAATCTGCGACCGGGTTTGACAATGTGTTGCCTATGCGTGGCTGAAATGTTAAGTCACCGTCACGCGCCATAAACAGCCGACCCTGTTCAGCAACATTTATAGCCGAGCAATACTGCAGAGTGTTTGTGCCAGCGTCAACAGTAAACGGTGCGCTACCGCCCAGTGTTTGTGTGCCTGTACTAATAGCGCGTTGACCGATAGGGAATGCAACCTCTGGCAGGTCTAGCACTGCCGATAGTCGAGCGCTGCTCAACTGTTCACTAACATTAAATTCTGCTAAAAATGTTTGTGCAAGTAAATAAAAATCGTCTGCACAATACACGGTTACTGTGTCAATACCGCCGAGCGCAAAATTGTAGTCAAAATTTACAATGTAGCCAACAAACAAATATTCTTTAACATTTATGTCCGAGTACCGCGCTAGTCGCACTTTGCGCATAGGCGCTAAACCCGGTTGCGCTGTATCGGCGTCATAATAAGGTGACTGCGTGTCAAACGGGTTAAATATGCCGTCAGTGTCAAGCATGTTAAATGTCATCGTGCCAGCACTGAACTGATCGCCTACATCGCGCCGACCGCGACGAACTGTTATAGCGTCAATGCCTGTAGTGACATCAGCAAAATTTGTTGTACCGTCAAGCACATAAGTTGTGTTGTTTAAAACGCCCTGCACTGCGTCGTTAAGGATAAATGCGTCTTGTATAAATCCTGTGTCAATTTCTAGGCTGTAATTGCCAGCACCGACAACTGCTGTGCCAGCCATTAGGCAACCTGTATTTGTGCTGGGCCTGCAGATCTGTTGTATGCGCGTATCGCGTTGACTACTGCCTGACCTATTTCTGCGCTAGTTGACAGACCGCCAGTGACATTGACTGTTACACCGCCACCCATGCCACCCATTTGCGATAATGGGATGATTGCTTCTGGGCCTTTTTCGCCAACCATTGCCAAAGTAGGTCGCGTCACAACTCCACCCTCAGCAAAGCCGGGAATGTTTATGTTACCAATATCAAACGACCCGATTGCATCTTTCAGTTCTACGAGTTTGCGCAAACTGCCGATTAGCACACCTAACGGCCCTGTGACGATCATGATGCTGTTGCCAAACATGTCAAACGCTCGAGACATCGCACTAAATTTTATTTCTAAAAATACCATCGCTGCAGTCAACGCGACTACTGCAGCTGCGACTAACACAAATGGGTTAGCGGCTGTTACTGCGTTTAGCGCAATTGTTGCCAGTTTTGTTGCTATCAATGTGGCTTGATAAATTTTCATAGCAACATTGGCTGCAATAACTGCGGTAGCCACTGCACCAATTACGCCGACAAATATTAAAAACACTCTGGTGTTTTCTTGTGCAAAATCTGCAACAGGTTTCATAATCTGCAACAATTTTTCTAACACTGGTAACAGTGCCGCGCCGATTGACTCTTTAGTTTCATCTAACGCTATTTTCATGCCACGCATGCGACCGTCAAATGACTCCGCTGCAACTGTCGCTGCACCACCAAACGACACCGCTAACGCATTTGTAATGTCATCAAGACTGCTACTGCTGTCAATAACACCTTTAAGCGATGGGTCAAGTTTTGTTAGCGCTGCAGTTTGACCGTTGGCTGCTTTACCTAACGCTAATGTGACTGTCTCTAAATCTTTGCCAGTAGCCGCTGCAATGTCTAGCGCCGTATTCATTAACGATTGTGCAGTCTCTACTGAGCCAGTCGAGCGCACTAGGTTTGCCATAGCCGGGCGCAACTCGTCGTCAGCGACCGCAAACGCGCGCGACATGCCAGATATAAATTCCTCATTGCTGGCAATTACATCGTCAGTAGCCATTGCGCTAGTGCGTAACTGTTGCGCTAATAAATCCTGTGCTTTTTGATCTTCAACTGCTGCTTTAGTTGCAACTGTCAGACCTGCAGCCAGTGTGCCGATAACTGCAACTGCTGGCAACATTGCCTTTTTTAATGCAAACGCCGACTTAGCGCCAGCGCCTTCAAGTTGCTTAAATTCTGCAATAGCCTTTTTAATACCCTTGTCGCTGAACTCGCTAATAATTGGTATAGATAGTGACATGTCTAAATGTCCTTTTGCACTGTGCGTATCGTGTCTAAAATCATTGCCTGCATTTCGCGCTCAATCTTGCGTCGTGCTTTATAGACCGCTGCCCCGATAAGTCGAGTGCGACCAGCCGTTACTGGTTCTAAATTGTTGCTTAATCGGTTTGCGTTTGCGCGCCCTGCTGTTTCAAAAATTGCTGCTGCAGGATCTTTCTGTTCAATCAAAATTACGCCAACCGCGTTGCGTCGCGTGTCAAATCTCATGCGTACACCTTTAACCGCTTTGCTGACAGTGAATGGAAATACTTTGCGACCGTTACTAGTCCAACTGTAAGCCATGCCCGATAATGGCACTTGTGTATAAACCGCCCTGCCAGCGCTAATTGCTGGCTCAGCAATTTGTGTTGCCGGTGCTTTAAAATCTTTTTGTAATTGTGGGTCAATTTTGCGTAGCGCGTTAATAGTGTCCTTGACACCGACTACTTGAATAGTTGTTGACACTGGCATTAGCGCGCCTTGCGATCTTTGTTAATCATCTCAATAACGGTGTTCATGTCATCTAATTCAAATGTGATCTCTGACGGCCAAAATCCTGTTGCCACAAGTATTTGCGCTAATCCGTAGCGGTATGAACCGCGTCTGCTTTTGGGTCGTTCGTATCAACCACCTCTAGTTTCAAAATATCTTTTATGTAGTCATCAAGTAGCGCTGGAACTGTAATGCCTTGTGCGCGTGACGCTTCGTAAGCCAAATATGACAAATCCTCCATGCCGATACCGTCTGACATTTGCGATGCTTTGCGTTTGTACTTGCGCTCCCACATAACTATTGTCATCATGTTTGTTGTGACCTGATGTGTCGCATCTTTTAGTGTGACTTTAAGTGTCAGTTGCATGGTTGTACCCTCTCGGTTTGTTTTTGTTTTTTAGTTCTCAGCGGCCAGTGCCGCGCGATCATGAGGTTGCTTTAGTAAGCACGCCACCAGCAAAGCTCAAAGTCAAAACCGACAACTCACCAAGACTCGCGTTAATTGGTGTGTGAGACTCAAGATAACACCCAGTCAATGTGTAACTAGGATTAGTTGCGCTTACCGCTGCAGATGTTGGCTTAATAACAATTGTTGTAACAATGCCGACTAAACTAAAGATTGTGGCTTCTGTTTCGCTTGCTGCGTAACTTTGATACAACTCAACTTCAATGCTGTTGTTTTGCAACGATGTGACTGCAGCGCCACCAAATTTGCGCGCCGTGTCACCAAATGCCGTCGTCTCTAATTGTTCGTAAACATAATTAATGGTTGCGCTAGTGCACTGATCTTGAAGGTCAACCGAATTTATTGTCAAACTAGGTTGTGAAAGATAAACCGATGTCGCCATTGTGATTAGTCCTTTGTTGTTTCTATGTCTTTAGTTTTAACAGATTTTGTGGGCTTGTGTGGGGATATGTGACCGCCAGCAACCAGCACATCAATGTTTGAATGCTCTAGATCGGCTGTATCAATGACGGTGTCACGCGGCCAGATAAGTCGATCACTGGTCACTAGATATTTGCTCATGTGGTTGATGCTTTCATTTGTATGTTTAACGATAGTGCAGGGTAGTCAACACCGCCGATAGTTAGTGTGGTTGGTCTGCCGTCAGTGACAGCAACATTGGCTGCTAAGACTTTGGCTGCGACATTTAATGCGTTGCGGTATGCGTCAGCGTTGCTCGGCCCGAGACTAATAACTGTCACCGGGATTGACAGGTCAACAATGTTGTTATTAAATGCTGTAAATGACAGCGCGTCTAGCAGTACGCATGGCGCTTGCACATTGCGTGGGTCTGTGATGCACACAAGCCCTGTAATCGCGTTTAGCGTGCTTGCAAGCGTGTTTATTGCCGTATTAAATAGATCGGTGTATGCCTGTGC